ACAGAATCCAAGTCGTGCTGTTATCGGGCTTCGGCCACACCGTAAATTGCGGGTAGACAATCACATTATCCGCACCCGTGGCACCCGTACGACGATTGATCCAAATCTGAATCGGGCGACCCGTCGCGTTCTTGTTCGGGATGGAGACGTAGGTGCTGGACGAGATACGGCTGATGTTGATGTCCTGCTGGTTCGTGCCAGAGCCAGTCCGGATCACGTGGTCAAGCAGGTCAACCGTATCCACCGGCAAGTCGTACGTACCGACGTTGTAGGTCAGCGTCTTGGTGCCTTCCTCTAGTGTCCAGAGGTTGATACCCCGGTTTGACCAGTCCATCAGAAGCAGGGCAAGACTACGCTTCGACGTACGGAAGTCGTAACCCGTACGCAGTTCAGCGCCACAACGCTCGAACGCCTCTTCAATAATCGTGTTGAGGTCGAGGTTAAAGTCTGTAGTAGCTGTAGTCTTGTCTACCATTACTTCCTCGCTGTCACTACATCGTCACCCTTGGTAACGACCACATGATCACCTTCGACATCGACTCGCATCGGCATTTCTTTCCGATCCAGTTTATCGAGTTTGGCGATAAGTTCGTTGATGACCTTAAATTCTGGTTTCTCTTCCTTCTCGACCGTGCCTGCAATCCCGTTCAGCATTGAGATCAAGGCGGTTAGAGACGCACCAAGCAAACCCATGACAGCGGCAATCTTGTCGTTATCCAAGAAAAGACTAGAAACAACACCGATCACGACGATGGCCGTGATGTACTTCAGACCGTCTTTGCCAATCGCTTTACCAGCAACAGTCTTCGCAGACGCCTTGGCCTCAAGCCGATTTAACTCGGCCTGAACCTGCGCCTTAAACATTTCGATGTCGTTTGGTTCGGTCACTTCTTACTTGCCCCTTTGACGATACGCACGGGTTTTTTGCGATATACCCTTGGGCTGCGCGACGAACTGCTTGCCTTGGGCTTTTCCTCGGCGCTTGGCGGCAGTGGTTCGGGCGTACTCAGCAGGGCTGAGAGCTTTGATCGCAGCCTCTGGTAGATATCTTTCACCCGTATCAGAAGATCGTTTACCACTTTTCGTCCTCCACTTCTGGGCAGTCCATGCCTTTAGTGACTGCTGCGGAGCCTTCATGACTTGTACCCGCCGCCCTTTTCCTTGTACCGCTTAGCCAACAACTGCGCCTTACGCGCTGACCACTGGCCTGCTCCCGTGCCTTGCGTTGCCGAAGCCTTGATTGACTCAAATAACTTCTTACGCATACCGGGCTTGGTGTAGTTACCGGCTGCGTTGACCTTGCTCTCGCCGCCTTCCTTAAAAGTGCGGATGGGCTTACCCGTTCCAATCACGGGCTTTTTATCCCCCCGTCGTTTGGCACGAGGAATCTTTTTAGGGTTGATATCACCCATGCCTCGGGAGGGGAGCATTAGATGTACTTCCCTCGGGTTTTACCGCGCTGAGCGATACCGTCAGCACGTTTAGAGGCGGAAGACTTTACGGCTCCACCTCGCTTGTAGCCGCCAGCCATATCCGATGCTAAACGCTCGTCAAGGTCACGCTCACGCTTGGATACAGCACGTCGCTCTTTTGCCAAAGCACGGGCTTTAGCGAGATCATCCGCACTGGGTACGCCCTTCTCTGCCAACTCTTTGCCAGCGCGTTCCATACCTTTATTACGGAAACGATCAAGCAACTTTTTGGCACCGTAAGCAGCCGCACCACCGGCAATACCAGCACCGGCAAGTTTTGCACCGGGGCTAAACAACTCTTCGTCAACAGCTTGCAAGCCCGGCTCACGGTCACGATACTGCGGATTACGGCTCAAAAAATCTTCTTGAGCGCGTTTGTTTTTTGCTCCGGGGCCAGTTGCATAACGCCGAGATGGACCACGCGGAGCAGACTTAGCTTCTTCAGTCTTGCGACCGCGAAGTTCTTTCAGCAACTTTAAGTTGCCTTCCATCGTCTTAGGACGATTCTTGTACGCCTCCGGATCAAGTCGGCGGATTTCCGCACCGACTTTTCCGTATCGCTCCTCGTCAGTCATCTCGGATAGCTTTTTCATACAAACTTTCCTCGGGTCTTACCACGTTGGGCAATACCGTCAGCGCGTTTGGAAGCGGAAGACTTAACGGCACCGCCTTTTTTGAAGACACCACGGCCTTTCAAAACGTCAGCACGAGTAACTTTACCGTCGCCGGTCAAGTCGGGCATACCGCCCTTCTTCATGCCGATAGTGTCAGCCTCGGGACTCTTCTGGAAGTTCTCGTAAGCCTCGCGCATCTTCTTAGCCATGTCTTGATCTTTGACGGCCTGAATAGCAGCAGCTTGCTTTTGAGCCGCAGCCTGACCACGAGGACTTGTCGGGCCATACGACCCGCGAGTTTTTGGGCCGCTGCTCATTAGCACTCTCCGCCGTAGCGCATCTTGACCATCTTGCCTTTGGTCTTGCCCTTGTGGGCAACGCCATCAGCAGCCTTGCGGAATGAACTGGCCATGCCGCCCTTCTTCATGCCGTACTCGGCCTTCTCATGCTTGATCATGGACTTCGGAGCGCCCTTCTTCTGCATAAAGGCAATCTCTTTCTTAGCCATTTTCTTGGAGTCTTTTATCTCTCCACCCTTTTTGTAACCCATGCCCGGCTCAGCGGGACGGTTCATACGATTAGGAGGAGCGACCATAGCCCGACCTGCCATATCAGCAGTTGGACCCTTCATAGCACGACCCATCTGGTCCATTTTCGCCTTCAGATTTCTAAGTAGTTTCGGCATTTCTATTTACCTTTAAATTTACGACCCTTATCAGCCTTCATGAATTCCTTCCCAACCTTCTGGGGGACTCCAAGACGTTTGGCTGCTTTCGGGTCGTTAGCAACCAAGGCCATCAAACGATGTTGTTTACCCGACTTGCTTGGCATTGTGGTTCACCAATCTGTCTATCTTTTGCTCCAACCGGTCAAGCCGGTCAAGAAGCATTTGGGCATCGGCTCGGACTTCTGCACGAGTGACATGATCACGAGCCACTTCTTCTCGGGTCTTATTGAGGAGAATGCCTAACCGTTGAAGTTCGGCAAACTTCTCTTTCACAACAAAACCCAAAACGGCCACGATTCCCGTAAGAACCATGTTCCATACCAGCATTTCCATCTCAACAGTTCCATGCTCGGAGGGACTTGTTGATACGACTGTTGGGATCATTAGCAGTCTTGGCGCTCGTCAGCTTTTTCTTCATTCCGGACATTCTCGCGCAGAATGATTTCTTACGGGCACCGCCTTCAGGCTGGGGTCGCTTCAATCCCGGCTTACCGGGATTGGCCGCGTTATACGACGCACGACCTTTCGCATTCAAACCACCAGCAGGGTTTTTGCCTTCTTTGCGCTGCCATGCTGGGGTTTTAGCCATAAATCACCATCGTCGAGACTACGGCTGACGGAATGATGTAGATGTTGGTCTGGAAAAGCAGACCCTCACCCGGCATCAGGATGTAATCCGCCGCAGTTGAACTTGCCTTGGTGTTGACGACGATTTTGGTAGCACCGCTTGCGCCACCGTCAATAAACGTAACGGTACCAGCACCCGAATCAGGAACGATGTAAATCGCCTTTACACGGGCACGGCCAATAACGAGGCTATTCTGGTCCAACAACTGACCTGCATCAGTGCGGACCTTACTAGCTAAGACATCTGTTTGCATACCCATCTGAGTCTCCTGTAATGAGTGAAGGGGGCTAACGCCCCCCTACGAAATCTTACGGAGTCAGGCTGGAATACAGCGCGATGTACTTCGTGGTGCCGCCAATGCTAACCGGGATATAACCGGCTTGAGCCGAAACCGTGCCCGTGGCAACGCCAGCCGTAACAACCGTCGTACCGATCACGAGAGTGTTGGACTGAAAACCGTTCTGCGAAACAACCGGGCCGGAAAACGTAGTAGTAGCCATTTCAAATCCTCACATGCGAGTAAGTGTTTACCAGTCTGCATGTCGTCAGTCGGGGCTGTCTGGTAAACAAAATTTTTCCCGATAAACGACTGTATATCACTAAAAAAGAGGGGCTACAAGCATCGCTACTTGCAGCCCCCCAATCTCTCTAGGTCGCCATCAACCTATCAGGACGCGCCCGGCGAACCGAACATGCCCAGCGGGTCCGACCAGCCGAAGCTATAACGCTCGCGGCTCTTGTACCGGACGTTGCCGGTGTCGA